CTTGTTCCCAATATCTTTCCTCGCCAGTAAACTTGGACTTGTACTTGCTTTGGAAATCATTTGTTGCCTGTTCTATCATCCCCTGGATGACATCAGGGCCTAGCTCCATCAACTTGTTGACATATACTTGACCGACTTCCCCGTAGTTTGAATTGATTAAGCCATATATCTTACGCCCAGTGCTTGAGTCTTTCGTAAATAAATTGTGCTTGGGTATGTTTATCTCTAATAACCGAGCCATCTGTGCGTCTGTTTCTAACCCGCTGGCAATCAGTTTGCTTTGCAAAGACTTGTTGGTAGATACTATAACAGGTGTAGCCCATGTCTTAGCATCACGCTCTTCTGCGTTACGGTTAAGTCTAGCTTTATCTCTACCCTGTGATACCCAGTAACAAAAGTCACCAACCTCTTTGTCTTGCATCATGGTAACTTCGTCCACTGTTAGCGGTAGGTGTCCATAAAGACCTAACCTACTGAACAAAGAGTTCTGTGTGTACTTAGCTGTAAAGTGTAGCTTCTCTGGATCACCATATATAGACTGCGCCCAGAACTGTGCTAGTGTTTTACCACCTCCAGTGGGGCCGTATAAAGATATAGTTAAACCCTTAAGTCCTGTGAAGTTGTACAAGGGTGCAGAGAATCCTATGCCTAGCACAAACATATGCCAAGGCATACCTGCTTTCTCTAGTAGGTTTGTCAACTCTACCCAGTTAGCTATTGTACCTTTGGTTCCATACAAGTCTTGGCTAGTCTTGTTTGATGCCGAGGCTAGAGATATTGTTTCTTTTGTTACTTCGCCGCCGGAGCTGCGGAACAACGTGTTACCCAGAACAAATTGTGTGTTGTTCTCTTTCCATCCCATTGAAGCATATAGGTTTGACATCGACCTTATGTGCCTCAGTTCATCCATATATGTTCTTAACATCAGCTGAAAAAACTCCGTTTGTTTCTTGTTGTAAAGGACTATACCTTGGTCTGCTATTGCGGTAGCAAACTCACGGTGTCCTTCGGTGAGGTATGCCTGTCTTAATACAAGCTCCTGCCATCCAACGTGGGGTCTCTTCCAATGGTAACGTACTGTTTCGTAGCCTAGTGATTCATCCCTTCCATAAGAGACAGGGTATATGTCGAACTTACAAACATCTATATCTGTATCGTCTAGCGTTATCTTAATGCCATCGTTAGTTCTTTTGAATGGCTTGGGTAGCTGTACTTGGCTAGCTTTTTTATCAAGGGTCTCTTCTAGCTGTACCTCTTTGTAGCTAATGCCAAGGCGTATGGGGCTAGTTATCTTACCTTTATACTTACAACCTTTACATCCATCGGGGTTGTCTACATCAAACTTAGCGCATGTAGTTGGGCCAGTGGCACCATCTTTCCAGTGCCGTAGCTTGGACAGGGTGGCTACCTCTGAGTATGCAGGGTAGTTCTCACTCCACATCCGAGCAGTATCTTCTGGGTCAATACAGAACGCGGCTATACCTATAGCGTTATACCATACTGGTTCAGCTACTGAGTCTTGGTTGTCTACAGCGTATTTAACTTGCTGGCATTTGTTGTAGATAGAAGAACTAATTGATGGGGGGAACTCTACGTTAGCTGCTAGACTACTTAACAACGAGTTGTCAGATGTATGTCTTGGCTGCACGGGCCCTGCAGTGACGTAGTTAGCAACCCTCGCTTCGATGACCTCTGGGTCAACAGGTTCAGCATCTATGAGTAGCTTAACTTCTTTACCGTTCTTGGGGTTGTGCGTACCTATAGGACGTAACACAAGGGAGCTATTAGCTATCAACCCTGCGTCTGCTTTGAAACCTTTATCTAATGCGGAAGCCTTGATACCACTGGCAATACGTTTCCAATCGTCAGGCTCTAGCTCTTTGGTAAGCACCCAATACACATGCAGTCCGTTGCCACTTCCTATTACCATAGGCTTGGGTAGCTTCATCCTAACGATGTAATCTTGTAATGCTTTTAATCCCTCTCGCCAATCGACAAAGGGTTTGCCATCACCACAGTCAACGTCAATAGCGATGACCTTAGTTTTGTTTACGTTCTCTTGTTTGCGGTTACTCTTATCTATGAAAGATGATATGGCAAAGTAAGTATTGTTACCTGCTTTATCTAACCGCTTACATGCAGTAGCAAGTTCTTCTATCGTCTGAAAAAATCCCTGTTTTCTCCCATCAGGGTTGACAACTATAGAAACATAATAGCCTTCAGACGGTAGGACTCGCTGTAAAAATCCTAGCGTATCCATTCCACTGTCCTTTATATGGGGGCAGAAAGGTATCTGGTGAGCGTTAGAACCCCTCTGCCCTTATTAACTTAGCTTGTATTACTTAATAACTCAAGGAGTCTTTGTCTACGAGATACAGACTCAAGAGCTATAACATCTGGTTGAGGCCATCCGTCTTTCATAATATCTAATAACTGCTTTAGTTTTTCCCTAACTTTAACGTCATTAGATTTACGCAATGGCTTACCTTTAAGCCAACCATAGTAAGTCATACGAGACACACCTAGAACCATAGCTATGTCTCGTACACTCAGCAACATATGTCGCCTTAACGCCTCAACCTTGGTAAAGTCCAAGGGTTTAGTCATCAGTGTTTACCTCATCCAATAGATTAGCTATCTCATTAGCTAAGTCATCTGCATCAGAACTTGCTTCCTTAACAGGGGCTGGCTCAACAGGTTGTGGCTTGGGTGTCGGCTTGGCCGCCGCCTGGGAAGTAGAGGCTTTGGCTTCGACAACCACTTCTGGTGTGGTCTCTTCAACCTCCTCAGTATCTTCAATAGTAAACCCAGTCTCTTCTCCGAAACCAAACTTACCTGCACCACTAGAGCCTTCGACATATTCAATAACCTGCACTGCTCTTAACCGCAGTGTAGTACCTGCACCCACAGCAGGTGAATTGTAGAAAGCAACAGACCCATTCACCTTGAGTATAGACCCTGCATAGATGTTAGAGTTCATCATGGGTGTACCCTTACTGTCAAAGACAGCAGGTTTATAGGCGGCTTTTGATTTGAATTTAATGATTACGTTACCAGTAGGTTCATCGTCATCATCTAACTCATCTTCAAACGGCAGTGGTGCTTGTTTAATCTTGGCGTTAGGCTTGGCTTCTTTCAATGCCTTAATACCTGCAACCAACTCACCCTTAATCTGTTCGATGATTGGCTCTGCTTCTTCTTTTGGAATACACAGATTGACTTTATAGTGTCCTTGCTCATCGAACTTAGTATCAGGTGATGAAATGTAAGGGTAGAATGCTACACCTTTTGGTGTTGTAAATGTTTTACTCATTGGTAACTCCTTCTGTAAAACCTTCTTCATTAGTGAAACCATATTCACTAAACTTTGGCTGTCGTTCAGAGGCAGACAACTCGCCTGTTACAATCTTAACTTCTTCTGAGCCACACAGACTATCAATGTAATCTTGTATGGACTCATCTACAAAACCTCCAAACTCAAATACTAACTTTGGGTAGGCAAGAGTTTGGTCTAGGCTAACCCTAGTCTTTGCAATCTCTGGTGAGATAGACTTACTCTGTAGTACCTTCTGATAACTGTTTAAGTTCTTCAGTGATGTAGGGGTTACTTGCAATAGATAGACTGTACCCTTAGGGTCATCGTCTAATACCACTGCGAGTCTTTTCTGGTCAGCACATGCTTTCACACGCTGGCCTGTTGGTGTAGTGCGTGAACCCCATGCGTTCTGAGGACACACTGCACATAAATCCGATTGGGGATCAGCACATTCTTTATCTGGTGTTGAACCATTCAAGGAATAACAATCTGGTAAGGCAGAGTCATTTGTATAACTGCCCTTGTACCAACTCTTTGACAGCGCTGGGTTAGCACCTACAACAATCACCGACAAACGTGTTGTGGCAAGGGTGTCGATGTCGCCCGCAGCGGACAGCAACGAGAACGTCATTCCTTTTGTTGATAATCTAGGTATCATTACTCTACCTTTGCGGTTGGCTTACGAACATTGATGTCTATGCGAGTGCCAAAGTTCACACCATCAGGTACTGTTTTATGTTCTTCGATGTACCCTCTTACTGCGTTCTTACTCACACGCTTCTCCAACATATCGTATGCTTCGTTCTTCTTGATAAATCCTAGTACTGCATCCCAGTCTGCTACCTGTGCAAAATCTGTAGTGGTAACAAACGCTGTACCACTAGTAGTCTTGAACGATGTAACACCTTGTTCGTCAGCCTGCTTCTTTATGTAGGCTTCTAGCTTTACCATCTTCTCCTTGATAGCTTTCACCTTGTCTTTAACTTCACCCTCTATCGCGTCCTTCTGGTTACGCAGGGTGATGTACGCTTTAACAACGTCATCCATATTCATATCAATCTCCCATCTCTTGTATTAAATCTAACAACACACCTTGTAATGCTTGCTTGTTCTTAAGCCTTTCATACATCCTATACTCAAGTTGAGTAGCCTCTATATGAACCACGTTAGACGTATGACGTTTGCCTATACGCTCCACTCTACCGTTAGCCTGTGTGTATTGTTCGTTGCTGTTGATTGGGCCGTACCATACAACGGTACTAGCCGCAGTTAGTGTAAGCCCATGAGCCATAGTAGCAGGGTGTGCTATCAATACTCTTGGGTCGTCTGTCTCTTGGAAGTTGTGGAATATATCATTCCTATTCTTTGCCGAGACTTCGCCATTCACTACTGCTGTTGTGTAGTGCTTGGACAATTCCTTGTTGAGCATGTGTAAAGTTCCTGTCAATGGTACAAACACTATGACTTTGCCACCTGCCTCATCAATAATTTCTTTAAGGACGTTTACTCTGGGTGATGCGTCAAGCTCTATGTTACGGCCATCGTCACCGTATGCCACACCACAACTTATTTGCACTAGCTTCTGCATCTTGACTGCTTCATTAACAGCAGTAATCTTACCTTCTGCTTGTACCTCTGTGACAAAGCTACGGAGCATACTCTTGTAATGTTGCTCTTGTTCTTTGGTTAGCTTTATCTGTCTTGTTTGATACACGGTATCGGGTAAATCAAAGCACTCATCCCTAGTGTATCTAACAGAGGGTTGCAGTACATGCTTAACTAGCTCTACACTCTCTGGTCTAGGCAACCACTTCCATTGCCCTATCTTCATCATGGTAGTTTCTTTGAACGCAGTGTATGTCTTAGCTACATGTGGGTTGTCCACCATCTTAGCTAGAGTCCACGCATCTGTAGGGTCATTGGGTGTAGGTGTACCTGTCATCAACCACAGTCTTGTATCTGGGTTCTTGTTAAGCCACTTACGAAAGAGCTTGAACCTGTTGGTGGATGGTGTTCTATACACAGCCGCTTCATCTACAATGACCAGATCGAAATCATTGAGGTCATCCATCACCACTTGGAAACCATCATGGTTAATTATATAAAAGTCAGACGGTATCTTAAGTAGCTTACGTCTACGCTCTGCTGAACCATATAGTACAGTGGCGCGTCTATCTATGAAGTTCATAAAGATAGCATCACTCCACACCCTCTCCAGTGTAGACAGAGGGGATAGTATAAGGCACTTCTTTACTGCGCCTATCTCCATTAGATAGTCAGCCGCCCATAGTGCAGACTGTGTTTTACCTGTGCCTATCTCATTTAATACTAGGCTCTTCCTGTGTATAGTTAAGAAGCTAGCCGTGTTACGTTGGTGGTCGTAAGGTTTGAACTTACCCTTCCAATCGTAGTAATGCATGATAGGTGATGGCGCATTGATACCCAACTTACGCAATGCCCATACCTCTGTGAGTTTATGCGGTAGTACAACCACGTTGTTACCACGAACTGTCAACTCCTTGGCAGTTGGTATGCTGTCCAGTACAATCTGCGGATTGTTTAGCTTAAGTGCTAAGCCTTGAACCTTCGGTATCACTAGCATCTGTTATCCACCTTTCTAATTCATCTTGTGTATCGTAGTCACATACAACGAAACACTTGCCCCCTGCGTCTTCTATCTGTTGCATAGCTGTTACCTGCAACGGTGTCGGCTTCTTTCTTCTGTCAGCCTTACACTCTACCCCAACAAACCTACCCTCCACGATAAGTATTAAGTCAGGTATACCTGCTCTACCGAATGGCCCTGCTTGTGGCATGTAGTACCACACGTTGAGCTTCTTCAGCATAGCTTTTAGTCTATTCTTTACACGACCTTCTGGGGTAGTAGCCATAGCATAACCTTACAACAGTGTCAAGAGGCATATTCACACCACTCATAACAAGGACACCATCGGCATAGTCCACTAGGCTTGGCAGGGAAATCATCATTAGCTAGTGACTGGTTTATTCTAGCTACCCTACCATTGAGATGACCTTGCATCTCGCCAGATAAATCTCTACAGAAAGAACGCCTGTCTTGCTTCATGTCTTTCAACCACACAAAGGATGTAGTCACCCTGTTTATGTGTGGGAAATGCGAGAACACTTGCAATGCGAACATCTCCAACTGTGTAAAGTCTGGTCTACGCTTGCCTGTTTTCCAATCCATGACAATGGCTCTGTCTTTGAACAAAACCAATACGTCCAGTATGGATCTCAACCAAGCATCATCAGACCACCAACCTGTTGGTGTGTAGTGTTCAGTTACAGTTAGCTTTTCTTCCAGTAGCAATTCACTAAACTCTGGGTGTTCTTTCATCTTAGATATACTATTGCACAGGGCTTCGTACTTTACAGTCTCATCTGTCAACTTGCTGTCGCCAGTGAGCCTATCTTCTAAGGCCTTATGCACACGCTCTCCGTATCTAGTAGCTTCACTACCACTGTCAGATACTTCCTTAGTAATCCTCTGGTGGTAGTAACGCTTCGGACAGTTCTCGTACATCTTTAACGATGAATATGAATGGCTTACTTGTGTCATGCTGTAACCTTACCCTACTGTCAACGCTTGGTCAAGTTACTATAATTTTTCTTTCGCACTACCCTACCAAGATTATCATACTTCTCAGTTATCTCTGGCACTCGTAAGTTGTCTTTAATTTGCTCCCTAGTAGGGATACCTCTATCACTCTCTATAAAATGTTTTAGCTTCCACTCGCAATGGTTCATAGCCATGCCACCATGCTTATCATTTATATAATGTAAGGCTTGGGCGTTAGTCATACCCTTCTCAGTAAGACACCAATCGAGTGTCTCCTCTGCCTCCATCAACAACGCTTTAACTTTACCCATGCTAGTCCTCCTGCTTCATGCGTTTCATAATATCAAACTTGAGTAGCTCTAGCTGTGCAATGAGAGCCATTGTATCATTAAGCTGTGATGAGAACCTTACATAGTTACCATTCAACTTAATCATGACTAGCATACTCTCTGCTGTGTCAGCTTCTTTAATCTCTTCGATAACTTCTTTGAGTCCTTCAAGCAATTCTTTCTTACTTCTATCATTAACAACTGCTTTTATATCTGTCAGTTTTGTCATTTCGCTTCTCCATAATTAGCACCAATCCCAGACTCACAAGCCACTGGCAAGTCTTTAGCCCACGAGGGTGCGGTTGACATTCTTCTCTCAACAAGTTGTTGTGCTTCATTCACATCCTTACAGGGGACACAGATGATTAGCTCATCGTGTACTTGAAACGT